ACGAGTTTCGACTGGTTGGTGCCTTTGGTTGTCCACTAGGACGAAATAGAAAGGGAGACAATGAGAACGAAAAGAATTTGCGCTGGCCTGTACGAAATCACAACGGACCTAGGCGTTTTCGGCTTGCATAGCGTCAAGCCTTACGAAGATGTCGGTTATGGTCTCGAAACTCGTTGGTACTTAGTACAACCGGGTTGCAGCTATCCCGATGACGTGTTCTGCACGAAAAGGGATGCACTGCTTGCGATTTCGGACATGCTCGCAGCCTAGCCGATTGCCTTGGGCACCAACCAGTTTGGTGCCTTTGGTTGTCTACTAGGACAAGCGGTTCGGGGACCGTACAAAACCTCGAAACAGAAAGGGAGACACCATGATTGAGACCGAATTCCCCGGAATTGACGACACCGCTACCCTCGGAGTCGAAACATTCGATGATGCGATTCGGTTCCGTGTTCAACTTGACGAAAACACATGGGCGATAAGCGATTTGAGCCTGGAACAAGTCAAGCACATGATCGGAAACCTTCAAGAATGGATTGAATGGCAAGCGGCACAAGCGGTTTCGGCCGATCGTGACCCCGGGCACTTCTAGTCCGATTGCCTTGCCCTGCAACACAACTGGTTGCAGGGTTTGGTTGTCCGACTAGGACGAAACAGAAAGGGAGACAATGGAATTGACCGAGGTACAAGCGGTCGTTGACAACATGCTCAATGCTACCTCCGCGGTAGTCGGGACGGGCGGCGGTTGTCAAGCAGTGCAAGCTGTTTGGGGCGATTGGGAAATCCTCGTCACGGATGGTGATGCAGGAGTTGACTTTTCGGATTACTTCGTAGTCGGAACGTACAACTCCGAAGGCGACAATCAGCACTACGTCGAAAAGCGTTGCCCGGCAGGGATTTCCGAGCGCGAACTAAGGTTCGCCCTTATCAAGCTGATCTACCTCGCGACGGGACGAGAAACGGGCTAGGCCGATTGCCTTGGGCACCAACAAGTTTGGTGCCTTTGGTTGTCCACCTAGGACGAAACGGAAAGGGAGACAATGAGAACCGAGCAAATCGAAGCTGCTGTCTACCAAGGCAAATGCCAGATTCGTGCCGACATAGCGGAAGGCCTTGTGCCGCCGTGTGTTTCGAGTTTCGAGGAGTTGCACAGTCACGTTGATGCGAACGAATACGGAAGCATCACGGAACTTGACTTCGAAACTGGCAATGCCGTTGCAGCGCAACTTGATTCGTGGCTGAAAGCGGGGCGACCTGCCCAAACGTCAAGCAGCGCAAGCGATTGCAAGCATGACCGTGACGTATCGACCGTTTACAACGACAAAACGGGCGTATACAGATTCTGCTACGAATGTTCGAACTACATCGACGAGGTGAACCTTCCGAGGACGGAATACCCGATCGACAAGATCAAGTGAATTGCCTTGGGCACCAACACGTTTGGTGCCTTTGGTTGCTTACTTGATGTGAGCGAAACAGAAAGGGAGACAATGACAATCGAAATGACCTACCAGGATCAGGCGATCAAGCATCTAAATGACCTGCAGGACAAGCGGTTTCACTACTTAGCGCAACGGACCGAGGTCGGTGTTTGGCTGACCGTTCTGACGACAAGCAACATCGGAAGGCTTTGCAACGCATCGCAAACCGTCGCCGAGGCAATCGGTGCCCGGACCGACGGGAAGCGAGTTTACTTGCGCGGCAAGGGAATTGCGTGGGATATGCAGCTGCTTCAGAAGTTGACCGCGGTTGATGTGATGGTCGAAGAAGTGATTCCGGTTTTCTAGTCCGATTGCCTTGGGCACCAACCAATTTGGTGCCTCTGGTTGTCCGACTAGGACGAAACAGAAAGGGAGACAATGACAATGAGGTTTGACGCGGTAGACCATGATGGTGACTCGCTTATGATCCGTGACAGCAACGAGGAGTTTATTCTCTTGCGCTGCAACGATTCTGACGGTGCAAGTTACCAATCGGTTCTCCTCGATCCTGCTCAGGCGGTGAAAGCTGCTACCGCCCTTCTCATTTGGGCAAACGAAAGGATCGACACAGCCGACGGGCTTTACCGATGATCGAATGAATTGCCTTGCCCGCCAACACTTTTGGCGGGTTTGGTTGTTCTATTCGAACACCGACGAGGCGGTTCCTCGAAACAGAAAGGGAGACAATGAGTACCGAGGTCAAGGTTACAACCCTGCCCGATTGCGATATCTGCAAGGCGCAAAAGGCGGAGACAATCAACCGCGCCGAATATGACGGTGCCACAACGCACGGGCCGTGGGCTTACATGTGTCAAAGTCATTTCCTCGCAATAGGTTTGGGACTGGGTACAGGGCGCGGACAGAAACTGATCCTCCGCGCCGAAAAGCCAAGCGAGGCAGCACCTTCGGGTGCCGACGAGCAGGCCGAGCGCATCAAGGAAAACCTGAAAGGTGTTGACTACGACAACCTTTCGCTCGCCGACTTCGAAGACCTTTTCGAGGACCGCGACCCGATGGAATTCCTCTGACCTAGCCGATTGCCTTGCCCCGCAACCGAATTGGTTGCGGGGTTTGGTTGTCTGCTAAGGACACCGACGAGGCGGAACCTCGAAACAGAAAGGGAGACAGCATGACTGAGTACGGAATTTTTAACGACGAGGGCTGCATAGAAAATGGCATGTACTCGCTCGATGAAGCGAAATCCGTTGCGGCAGAACGTTATTCGGATGAACCAGATACCGTCATTCGCGAGATGTGCCCCGAGCACAACGAGCAGCCGCGAGACTCATGCGAGGATTGCTACGCCGAGTGAATTGCCTTGGGCACCAACCAGTTTGGATGGTGCCTTTGGTTGTCCACTAGGACGAAACAGAAAGGGAGACAATGAAACCGAGCATTACAATGGCCGAAGCTGTTGCCGTAGCGCAGATTATCGAAGTCGCAAAGGCAGGAGGCGCGGTGGCATGGATGCAGAACGGGAAGGTTCGACGCGGAGTAGCGCGCCACATCGTTTGCAGCGCAAGCGATTTCAACTTTCTCAACTCGTCAGAGAACGTGTTCGACGGATACCTCAGAGTCACGACCGACACGGGTTTCGATGCGGCACATGCCATTTCGGATATCGTGCCGCGGCTCAACAAGGATTGGTTCATCATCAAGTCTAAGTGAATTGCCTTGCCCGTCAACAACTCTCGAGAGTTTCGAGAGTCTTGTTTGGCGGGTTTGGTTGTCCACTTAGGGCACCGCCGAGGGTCGGTTACCCGAGCACGAAAAGAAAAGGGAGACAATGGAATTGAGTCTTGCTCAGGAGAAGGTTCGTGTCGCCGCAGCCGAATACGGTTGGGAGACATACGAACTGGACGAGTACGACGAGCATGTCAGCGGTGAGAATTCCGTCGCAGTGTGGTACACGGCCAAAGGTCGGGTATCTCGTGCGGAGGTCTACGTCACCGAATCGGAAGACATGCTCGCAGACCCGATCGAACGGGCGACCCCCGACAAGATCACAGCCGTGATCGAATGGCTCGAAACCTTTGGTACGCAAGAGGATTCGGGTGAAGAAGAAACCGGCCTTGACGTGTTCCACACGGAACACGTTGAGACCGAAGCCGAAGCTGTTGCAGCAGAGGAGATTACGGCTCAGCTCAAGGAGGTCGTTGTGGGCATCGACGGGCTTGCAATGCGGATCAACGATAAGGCCGAAGCTGTTGCAGCAGCGGCCATTTCGCTGACCGAGATTGCACCCGGACCCGAAAAGGTCGATGCTGCAATCAAACTCGCGGAGAAGGCGGATGACCTTTACACCTTGGTCCGACGTCAGCAGCGCGAGAACGAGTAAGCCCTAGCGAATTGCCTTGCCCGGCAACCTCATTGGTTGCCGGGTTTGGTTGTCCGCTAGGACACCGACGAGGCGGAACCTCGAAACAGAAAGGGAGACAATGAAACTGGAGGCTTACACGCTTGAGGTGATGATCGACCGATTCGCAGAATTGGTTGACGCCCTCAGAGAGCCTGACTCGAATACCGTTGCAGCGAGAGCGATTTCGCAGCTGCTCGGAGGGCTGACGCACGAGGCGCATTCTGTTGTGCGGCTAGTCAATTCGGTCAATGACGGCGACCTCGAAGGGGCGACCGAGGATATCGATGCGGTGAAAGCCTCGATTGAAAACCTCAACGGTCTATTCACGGAACACCCTGTCCTGCAAGAGAATCTGACCGATCTGATTCTCAAGATCAACGATATGGGCACCATCGTGGACGAGTTGCAAGAGACGAAAGACCGTCTGCTGCAGTTCATGTGACCGAGTGAATTGCCTTGCCCGGCAGCCTAACTGGTTGCCGGGTTTGGTTGTCCACTCGGACAACGTAACCCGTCAGGGTTGCATCGAAATGGAAAGGGAGACAATGGAATTCATGACAATGAGTGAAATGGCAGAATTTCTGCATCAGCCGCTCGCCAACGTAAAGTATTGGCGCGCAACGGGTTTACTCCCCGAACCTGATGCGAAAATAGGTCGGGCCGTAGGATGGTCCGCGGAGTCTGCTCTAAAGTTCGCTCACGACAAGGGAATTGCCGCCTAGTGAATTGCCTTGCCCTGCAACGAAACCCGTTGCAGGGTTTGGTTGTCCACTAGGACGAAACGGAAAGGGAGACAATGAGATTAGCACCCGAGTATCGGTGCAGGTACTGCGGTGAAGATTTGGTACCGCGGCACGATTGCGAGGCCCGTCCGAAGCCGACACGCTCGGATATCCTCGCAGCGTTGAAGGAGGTAACTCCGAAATACCTTGCAGCAGAACCGAATATAACGGAGGCGCCGAAAGGCCGCTTCTTCCTTGCGGTTTCGCCCGACCTACAGGCGCGAAACCGTCACTCTAAGCACAGGATTGGGATACCCCTCCTTGCTCGAGGGTATTACCTGACGACCGTGACCGACGGTATCTACATCTACTGAGTGAATTGCCTTGCCTGCCAACCAGTTTGGCCGGTTTGGTTGTCCACTCAGGACAGCAAGGGGCGCAGACTCGAAAGGGTTTGCGCCCCTTGTACTTTCGAAGAAAAGGGAGACAGAAATGGCAGAGATCAAGTTGCCCAACGGGGTTACCGTTGAAGTGTCGGAAGCATTCGCGGAAGACCTTGTGCGACAGGCACTTACGCCTGCGAGCAGCAACGGGCATGTACCGAAAACCGTTGACGTGCAACACATTTCCGCGGCGCTCACGAAGGCGCAGCGGGAAGCGTGGGAGGTTCTTCGTGAGTACCCGGAAGGGATGCATTGCGCAAGTGCTGCAACGCTTTTGGGTATCACGTCTTCCGCTGCATCGCAACGGTTTACGATTCTGATTACTGTCGGTCTTGCTAAGAGGGTCGGCGCGGGTAGGTATGCTCCCGCCGACGGGACACTCTAAGCCGATTGCCTTGCCCTGCAACACTTCTTGTAGGGTTTGGTTGTCCGCTTAGGGCACCGCCGAGGTCGGTAACCTCGAAACAGAAAGGGAGACAATGGAATTCAGTGATTGGTTTGTGGTGCCCGTTTCGGGTGTCGCCTATCGTCACCCGTTCGTGGCAGGCGCGGATGCGAGATTGGCTGCGCTGCAAGACATTTGCTGCGGTTTTGTCGAAGCGGTCCCGCTGCTGCCGACAATCGAATTTTGGTGCAACGACACGGCGATGCTCAACGGTGAACCGCCAAATATGTTGGCTACCAAGATAATTGCGCTCGTCAGTGGCAAGCAGCTTCGCCAATTCCTACACGGCACAATCGTTTTCGTGCCCTCGGGGAACGAGCCTGACCTAGCAGCCGCGCAAGCGGTTTTCGACGCTATCAGCTTGACCGACGAGGAACTTGACCTGCTACGGGAAATCGAAGCAGAGGAGTTGCGCCGCAACAAGATTCGCGAACAGTCCATGCGCGATATGCTTGAATGAATTGCCTTGCCCGCCAACCGGTTTGGCGGGTTTGGTTGTCCATTCAAGGACACCGCCGAGGGTCGGTTACCTTCAGCACGAAATGAAAAGGGAGACAGAATGATTGACCTGCCAATGTTGGACAAGGCCCTGGATCAGATCAAGATGCTCGCCGAAGCCGAAGCTGCTGCACGACAGTGCATTTCGCAGCAGAGCATCGACGGGGATCGGGTCGGATTCTCGGCGGACTGGAACCAATCCGCTTGGCGCACAATCGAAGTGGACGAGAAGCAGCACCGCTGCAACACGTCCATGTGCCTCGCAGGCTGGGTCGCAGAACTTGATCCTCAGGTCGATTGGAAAGTGAATGCCGTTGAGTACCTTCGACTTTCGAAGGCAACTCACGATGCGGAGGTCGCCTTCGAATCGATGGACGAGTTGCACAATCGGCATTACTCCTCGGCTTTGGCCGAAAAGTATTCCGAGGCAAGGACTTCGGCCCGGCAAGCCTACGGCAAGATCAGCAATCTCTATCAGGACATGACGAACATGCTCAATCTCGTTGTGCCGGTTGGTAATACGGAGCATGTTGATGTTGAAACGTGGGCGACGGATCGGCTCGGCTTGACGGGTACTCAAGCGAGCGAATTGTTCGTGGGGCACAACGACATTGAGCGCATCGAAAGGGTGCTCAATGCCCTCCGCGACGATCCGAGCTGGAACGGTTTCGATGACTCCGACGAGGACGATGACGACGAGGATTACTCGTCGGATTCGCTTGCGGCGCAGTGCGATTGCGGTCCGTGCCGTCGGGACCGCGGCGAGGAGTAACCTCACCGAGTGAATTGCCCGGCCCTGCAACGTATTTCGGTACGTTGCAGGGTGTGGGTTGTCCACTCGGACAAAAGGAAAGGGAGACATGAGAGAATTGAAATGCCTGGAACACGGCGAAAGCTGTTCCGGTACAGTCGAATACAGATATCCGCTCTCGTCAACGGGGAAAAACTTCGCTCGTTGCGACCTGCATTGGGCAATCGCCGTCAAGCGATGGGAAGAAAATCAACGTAAGTACGGAGGCTCTTGTCCGCCAAGCGATTTCGACCCGACCTATGCAGGAGAAAGGTGGGACGAGGATGACTGACCGAATCACCGCCGAAATCGAAGTTATCACAAGCGATTTCGAAGCCTACGTCAAACAGGACCCGGACGGGCGGTTCACCTTGTGGTGGGGCGATCATGTTGCGAATGTTTGGGAGGAGAAGTATCAGACGTTAGGCGCGGCGCTGATGCGACTCGCTGCACTCGAATTCTGTTGCAGCGCAGACAGATACTTTGCGCACGACTCGATAGACTTCGGGGAAGCCGCGGCGAGATTCGTTGTGGCAGAAACGATTGCGGTTCCCTAGCGAATTGCCTTGCCCGTCAACAACTCTCGAGAGTTTCGAGAGTCTTGTTTGGCGGGTTTGGTTGTCCGCTAGGACACGGCCCGAGGTCCGATACCTCGAAAAGGAAAGGGAGACAACATGGTTCGCAAACTGGAAGGCTTCGAAGGCCCTTCGGTTTTCGTGTTCGGAAACGATGAGCTGCACGATTACTTTGTGGCGCAAGAGAATTCGCGCACCGAAGAAGCCGACACCGAGGCCGCCCCTCCCGTCGAAAAGGAAAGGGAGGCAACAACTCTCGTGGTCGCACCCATCGAAATCGAATGCCCTGCATGCCAAGCGAAGCCGGGTGAGCCTTGCACTCAACCAAATGACAACGGGCGCAAGCCCGTTCGTTGGTTTCACTTGAGTCGCGAGGACCGCGCCCTCGGTTGGGAAGCCTCAGAAGATAAGCCCTGCAGGGGAATTGGGCAATCGTGGGGGATGATTCAGGGTCGGGCAATTTGCCCGGTCTGCTATCGGACCGCGGAGTCGATGGGTGAATTCCCTGAGAAAATGTGGGGAAAACTCGGACTGCGAGTGAAAAGCGTTCCGCGGCACGAACTTCGGATGTTCTCGGAGCGCCTCGGAACGTAAGTAGCCCAACGTAATTCGGACCTGAGAGAGACACATTCAAAACCCAAGCCCCGCAACGACATTCGTGCCGTTGCGGGGTTTTTTTGTGCCCAAAGTTGATCTTGATAGACTTGGTGTTCCCACACCCTCGAAAACGATTGGGAGACAACATGACCGACGACACCGACGCGGCCCTGCTAGCTCGAGCTATGGAACTGGCCGCGGAACTGGTTGCAGCAGACCAAGATTCGATCGACTTCGATCACGCGAAAACCTGGTTTCATTCGCTATCGAACCAACGGCAATACGAGGTCGCCGAATTCCTCGAACCTTTTCTCGCACAAGGGGATTGGGAAGGCGCGAACCGTCAACTCATTGTCGAGTGGCGAAAAGCGTTGGCAGGGTACAAGACCGAGCAGACGAGAGGTGCTGCGGCACATGAGGTTAGAGCAGGCGACCCGCCGCAAGCCTAGAAAGTTGGGAGACAAAAGAGGCTCGGGCAGGTCGCCTTCCCCATAATCCTAGCACGCCCTAAGGCCCTCTAAACGCAACGCTCACAGCCTTTTTCGGCCCTCCCTAGCAAGCAGCCTAGGGGCGCGGCCCGACCGCTTAGAACGCTTGCGTCAGAGCTGTTTTCGTGCGCCAATGTCACTATCCCACAAGGAAATTCGCGAAAGTTTGGAGGGCATTCACAAGGTCGCCGCGCCTGCAGGCCAGAACCCCTCGGCTGCAACGCTTTTCGATGCTTTCGGTACGCATGTCCCGAAAAAAGGCGGGAGTAGGTTTCTACCTACAGCCCGCCGAGCGGGAACAGCAAGGAACAAGGGAGCAGAGGAAACAGGTGAAAGACCTTACAGCGCATGAGAATTCGGTCCGCACCTATCTATGGGCGCTCGACCGACAGAAAGAAATGAAAGAAGTCGCAGACCGAGAACGGGCAGTGATCCTAGAAGCGTTGGGAGACAACGACACCGGATCACTCAACGGGGAACCGATCTTGACCCGGACATGGCAGAAGCGAAAGACGTTGGACACCAAAGCATTACAGCGAGAACGTCCCGAAATCGCCGAATTGTTCTCTCGCACAAGCGAAGTCGAAACCCTGCGACGGGTGAAGTGACAGCCGAGGACATTCTATTTCCGTACACAACCGCCGAAAACCTCCGCGACCTTCTCCGCGACCTGATAGCGAAACAGGCTGCCGCAGAACCTCGTTCACTACAAAAGGCTATCGGGGCATCGGAAATAGGAATTCCGTGCGACCGCCAATTGGCTTACCGCATAACAGGAACCGCGCCCTCGGGCCGCTCAACGTCGGACCCGTTACCCTCGGTAATCGGAACCGCGGTACACGCCCTCCTGCACAGGTATGCGGAACAAGCGAATCTGATTGCGAGACAAGAAGTTCCACCGTACATGATGGAAATGGAAGTCGAACCTGCCCGGGGAATCAAAGGGCATGCAGACCTTTACATTTCGGAATCCGAAACGGTGGTCGATTGGAAAGTGTTGGGTAACACCAGCATTCGCGCCTTGAAACAGAACGGGCCTCACGAACAGTACAGGACGCAAGTTCACCTGTACGCGAAAGGCTTTATCCTGCAAGGCTTTCCAGTCGAAAACGTCGCAATCGCTGCACTCCCTCGGTCGGGTTTCCTCCGCGATCTTTATGTGTGGACGGAGCCTTACTCGGAAGCATTGGCGGACAACGCAATTCAAAGATTCAGAACGATCATTGAATTGTGCGACGAATTGCAGGTCGAAAACAACCCAAAGTTGTTCTGGGCCTTCGCAACTCACCCGGGCAAATGCGAATGGTGCCCGTTCTTCTCACCGAACGCTTCAACTCCGGGGACTACCTGCCCCGGTGACTTCTCTCACGAAAGGTCCTGAAAATGACTGCCGCACAACAGAATCCGGATCAAGTTGCCGACGACCTGCTCAGCGGATCTTCTTCTCACCCTTCGCTTTTCACGAAGGATGACGGACCGGGGACGCGCAAAGGTGGTGTCGTGCTTAGCCTTCCGCGCTCTCAGCAGCAGACCGACTTCGACACGGGCGAACCGTTGAATTGGTCGAACGGGCAACCGATGATGATGGCAGTCGTTGACCTGCAACATGATTCGTTCGTCAACGATGACAACCCGGAAGGTGTCCGATCCGCTTACCTCCGCTTCAACATTTTGAATGCGGTACGGAAGGCGCTCAAAGACTCTGGCGCACAAGGGGTTCGGCCCGGAGGTCAGCTGTACATCACCTACACGGGAAACGGTGTAGCACAAGGAAAGAAGAATCCGCCGAAACTGTATGCAGCGGAATACATTCCACCGTCGCAGGCCGACGCGACCGCGGATGCCCTTCTCTCGCAAGCGGATACGTCGCAAAGTTCAGCTGTTCCGAGTGGAACACCTCAGGCGTCGAACCTCGTTGACGTGAATTCGCTACCGCCCTCGGCACGCGCACTACTCGAGCAGTTGGGTAAGCAGGGCTAAAGTGCCTGCGGCGCAACGCTTTTCCACAGGCCGGGCGAAATGCTCGGTCTGTGGGAAGCGAATTCCATTGGGAGACAGCGTAGGTCGAGAAGAAGGAACCTGCTTCGAATGCTGGGAATTCCTCGAGGCAGAACAGGAGTACCATGAACGAAATTCGTAGCGGCTCCGTCGAATTCTCTTGCGAGGGAATCGATTTCGACCTCATGGAACGAGTCCTCGAACGGGTGCAGGTTGCACTCCTCGAAATTGGGATAGGGGATGCAATGGTCGCAGAAGGCAAGCGAGACAACAGCTTTCCAGCCCTCTCGGGCTACTATCAATGCACCTTCGACGGGTGCGACAATCGGGCACCGTTCAAATCGTCTGTCGTGCCGCCTAATTGGATGGTGTGGAACGGGCAAGCCTTCTGTCACGAGCATTGGCCGACGGAGGCGGCATGACGAAAAAGGTTGCAGCGCAAGAGGTTAAAGAGTCGGTTTCTGTTGGCGCACACTGTGATTGGGTCATCATCGGAGTCCGAGGAAACGATGGTGTCGTTGTATTCGCCTCCGACACCTTGACCGAAGCCGAATTGGCAACGGAGACAGAGAGAGTCGAATACTACGGAAGTTTCGACTCACGAATCATCAACTCCTACCACACCTTTCGCGGAGAAATGCGAAGCTACGTCACCGCGACAGGACCGAATTATGGTGTGGCACTTGCCAATCTGTTCGGGGCATGGCAACCCGCAGAACCCGTCGGCATCGAGGAAGCAAGACGATGACCGAATTGCGTTCCCTCGCAGAGTATTTCGCAGAGTCGGAACCGCGGAAACCTTTCGCCAACGCTTACAGAGCCGAAAGTTGGAGGGACGCAGTATGTTTCGGAGGAACCAACTCGCGAGGACGGAGATGCCGCTTCTATGTCGATCCTTGCCCGCTGCTTTCGATAGCAGCGGCAGGTCGGACACCCGCCCAATGGGAACCCGAAAGCTGTAGCGAGAGAGAGACTTTCGCTCAACAAGCGAGGCGTGAAAATGCCGAACGGGATCGCATGATAGCCGAAACCCATTGGGGCAGTTTGTTTCCCGACCTAGAGCATCGCCACGAACGAGATTGACTGTCCTGCAACGATATTGGTCTGCTCGAAAGTGCTTGTGCGGTAATGGAATAGGCCCTTCTTGCCCTCTCATTGCCCACCTCGCGACCTACCGCCCGACGACCCGAAGGAGGCTGCGCTAGCGTTTCGTCACAGTGACGAAACGAGTTAAAACCGTTGCACCGCAACGACATTCACCGATCAGCAGACGAGGTTCCGGGCAGCTGCTAGGCTGCTCTGACGGGCTAGACCCGTCGCCCTACGTCAACTCAATAAAGAGAGGTAACCTCTTGTCCACCACGGAGATTGAAACCATCCTCGAGTCGAATACCCTTGCGACGGAAGACCTTACGGCTTCCATCCTCGAATTGCCTATCGCCACAGTCGAACAGGCGCAAGCGATTCGGGACGCGCACCGAGCAGCCGCAGGCAACTCGCAGCTCATCGCCTCGGTCGCACTCGTCACCGAAACCTGGAAGGTCCTCGAATACGATTCCTTCCAATCGTATGCGACCGACGTAATGCCCGAATATCAGGTTTCGTTGCTGCCCGATGTTCGCAAGGAAATCGTGAAAAGGCTTCGGGGAGAATCGAATTCGATTCGCGTAATCGCCGCGACCGTCGGTGTCGGTGTCGGTACGGTGCACCGCGATATTGAAGCAATCGAGGACGAAGAACCGCCCTTCGACGTTGACGGCGAAATCCTAAGCGAGACAGGCGAATTCGATGAGGACACGCCCGAACCGACCGTAACGGGCGCGGACGGGAAGACGTATCCGCAGAAGAAGAAGGCTTCCGTTTCGTCCGACAAGGATTCGGCGAAGATCAAGGAAGCACTCGCACGCCTCAAGAACGCGCAACGTCTTGTCACGCAAGGCATTTCGGAATACGACAAGATCATGGGGCTGCAAGCGTACAAGAAGAATGCTCAAGCGGTGGCGTCGAAGTTTTTCGACCAAAACGCTTGGGACACAATCGAACAGCGGCTCGGAGTGATCGGAACAACCCTACAGACCGACGCCGAACCCGACGACGGAACCGAGGGCTAGAAGTCTCGAAAACGAAAGGCCCGCAACCGATTTCGCATATCGGCTGCGGGCCTTTCTTCACCCTACAAGGTAGCGGGCGGGAGAAAGGTTAGAACCGCCCACCAACAACGATTCTAGCATGTCGCACCAATCCCCATGCGCGACAAGCACTTTCCCATTCTGTATTCTCCCATCATTTCGATGACTCGCAGGAGAGCAACGAAACAATGAGTTACGCAACAGATTTCCCACGATACATCACAAACGGATGGCGCGCAATACTACCCTTGCCGCCCGGACAAAAAAACCCGCCCCCTGCGAATTGCACTGGCAGACATAGCGATCCGAGCATCGCGGACATGTACGCATGGGCCGAAGATCACCCGAACGGGAACCTCGGACTTCGCTTGCCCGACAACGTAATTGGAATCGACATAGACAATTACGGAAACAAGAAAGGCGCGGCGATACTAGCCGAAGCCGAAAAGCGTTGGGGCACACTACCTTCCACATGGATTTCCTCGGCTCGAGACTTCATCCCCAACGGGACACGACTCTATCGAATCCCCGAAGGATACCGCGCCATCGACCGAATCACGTTCCCCGACAAGAACTTACACGACGGAATCGACATAATTCAGCACGAGCATAGATATATGGTCGTCGCGCCCTCCGTGCATCCCGACCTCGCACGACAATATCAATGGGTAGATACGTCGGGCCTCGTGACCGACGAATTACCTTCTCCTGCAACGCTTCCCGAACTACCGCGAATGTGGTTGGAAGGCTTGAAGATCCTCGGACCCGGACGGGAACGAGCCGACATAGACCTACGAAAAGCGTTGCAGGACATGCAATTCAGTTCGAACGGGCACATCGCACCCGAACTGATCGAACGAACCGAAGCAGCCGCGCTCGCACTCTACGAGCCGAACGCTAAACGACACGAAATCGTAAGGGCCGCAATACTTTCCATCGTTTCCGAAGCCCAAAAGGCCGGGCTACCAGGAGCTTTGGAATCGCTAAACACGTTGCAAGGCTTATACGTTCAGGCCAAAGCCGACCCGAGATTCGGACGAACCACACCAGAAGACGTGGTACGCAACGACTTTCGCCGAATGCTCAAAGGCGCAATCGAAATCGTCGAAGCCGAACGATCCGACGGGCTAGAGCACCTGTTCCACACGGAACACGTAGAGGTCACCGCCGAAAAGGTAAGCAAGACAGACGAATACAGCGGTCTCACGAAAAACGAGGATGACGAATTCTGGTCTGCCCGTTCATCTTTGATGACGATACGAGAATGGGCCGCGCACAAACTCATATCACCGTGGGCACTACTCGGAGCAGCATCAGCACACGTAATCACTTGCGTACCAACAGGAATCGACATTCCCGGCCTGACAGGCCGACCCGTTTCGCTGAACTTCTTCCTCTCAATGGTCGGAGCATCAGGAGCAGGAAAAGGATCAGCGTCGGGCACCGCAGGATTAATGCTCGACACCTTCGACCCGTCCGACGTGGGCGGCCTAAAGCGTTACATCACAAGAGAATTGGGGACGGGAGAAGGGTTGCAGCAAGCGTACTTTGACCGCGTGCCCGTCAAACAACCCGGAAAACGAGGAAGGCCCGAAATACAAAACGTATTCCGCACACCCGGCCGAATCCTGTTCCACGTCAGCGAGATTGGGAGTTACGAACAACAAGTCAACCGAAAAGGGAACACCCTACCGCACGTTCTCGCGCAAGCATTTATGGGCGACCAAATCGACCCGTCCTATGCAGGCGTAGACAAATACCGCGCACTCGAAAAGCTTTCTTACAGAGCATGTTTGATAATGGAAGTGCAACCCGGAATGTCGCGAGTCTTATTCGGGCAATCGGATTCTGGTCTGCCGCAACGCTTTCTGTGGATGCCCGCCCATTACTCTTTCGACCTTGAACGGGTGGACAATCAACCGGGCGTAATCGAAATACCTATGGGACACGAATTCGTCGGTGCCGCGAATATCGAAGTGCCGCAAGAGGTCCGAGAACAACTCTTTACCGAGCGCCGAAATGCTATGCGCGGCATCAACTTAGAAGCCCTCGACGGGCACGCGAATCTCGTGCAAATCAAACTGGCCTACTCACTCGCTGTAATGGACGGCCGCACAACAGGTTTCACAATGGAAGATTGGGCACTCGCAAAAGTCGTAATGCGAGTCTCCAAACACGTCCGAGGATGGACAGAAAAGCAGCTACTCATAAGCGAAGCGAAAGAGGCTGCGCGACAAGGTGATTTGGACGGAGTAAGAAAAGCTGCGACGGGAACGGTTCTCTCAGAAGCGAATACGAAACGAATCGCCGCAACCCTCTGCCGCTATGCTGTCCGCGCACACAAGGCGAGTGACGATGCGCCGCTTACCCTTTCGGCGCTGAAACGATACCTCTCGTCAAAGGATAAAGAGGCGGCGAATACCGCATTCGAATTCGCCTTGAACACAGGCTATTTCGAGCCGACGAATAGTGAAGCACCGCAAGGTGTTCCGACCGCGAAAGCAATCGCCTTCGATTGGGAAACGAAGAAAGGTCAGCGGGGTAATTTCCCGTCGGATTGGGCGTGAAAAGCCTTGCAAGGCAATGAGGAAGGAGGAAGGGGCTGAGGAAGGGCAAAGGAGGAAGGATTAAACTGCATTTCCGCTGGTAATGCATTTATTGGTTGCAACCTTCCTCATGAGGAAGAGGAAGGGGGGGCCTCTATAAGAGAATTAATTAATTCGAACACACGAGGAGTCTCTATATGTGAAAGGGCTAAAGGCCAATGGTAATACTTATAAAGGTAATTAAACAATTCTTTTATAGAGGGGGGGCCTTCCTCATCCTCATCGATCGAAATGCCTTCTGACGTCGCCTTTTACGTCCGAAAAGGTCTTTCCTCAGGCTTTCCTCCTTCCTCATCCTACGAAGGTGAAAATGGCTAGACAGCAACGACTTTCGAGCAAGTTCAAAGTCTCAGTGTGCCTGTCATGTAGAGGCGCGGTAATCAAAGGTGAATACGACTGCATCACAAGGATTTTGGATGCCCGTCCACTATCGATGCTCGGAGAATTGCAAGCAGTCCTAGAAGGCGCGGCTACCTTCTGCTATCGATACGGGAATATCAGGAGGCGCGGACCGATGTTCATTTCCGAAGAACCGGAATTGAGGTCGGGATTCGTTGTCCGAGTACACAATTGCGAATGGCACCCGTCCGCAGACGAATTGTTCGACATGACGAAAAGGGTTGCCGTAGAAGAACCTTCGGAGTGCCCATTCTAGGGGCCTAGATGGGACGCTGAGCGCCCGAAAGGCCTTGTCCTATAGGTGAACTAGGGCAAGGCCTTTCGAGGGCTTAGAAACGGTCGGAATGCCTTGGAACACCTGCTTTTTCGTTGACTCGAAAGGTGTTCTCAGGTAACGTGTTCCGCATGGAACACCTCGACGGGAAAGGTCGAAAAGTGAAGTGCTGCAAAGACTGCGAAGCAGAAGGAATCACCTCGAATCGAATCGCCCCATATGCCGGGCCTCGATGCTATTCGCATCACAAGGCGCGGCTACGAGAAGTGCGCTCACGCAACCACTCTCGAGCAATCGAAACAACCTACGGCATAACGCTTTCCGAGTATCAAGAAATCAAGGAATTCCAGAATGGCAAATGCGCTATCTGCCAAAAGGCCACGGGGGCATCGAGAAATTTGTCGGTCGATCATTCGCATTCCACGAATTTGATAAGGGGCCTATTGTGCAGGCCCTGTAATACGTTGCTAGGCAGGGCAGGTGACGATCCGATGTACTTTGCTCGAGCAATCGAATACCTGACAAATCCGCCCACAACGAAAATGGGATTGAAAATCGTTGTGGCAGAAGACGATAAGTAATAATCGCCTATTACTAATAGAGAGCCTATATATGGCGCATATAGGGCCCCTATATAAATCGGTATATGGCCTTAATTCAGAAGGCCCTAAACACCTACTCTCACATACGAATAGGTGTGATACCCAAAGATGTAGTGAGAGATAGAGAATAGACCTATCGAATAGTGTTGCAGCATAATGGTTTATCGTGGCCCCGATATACAGGAACAAAGCAGAGTACAACGAGTATCATGCTCGTCGAAAAGCTTTGCGCCGCAACGCAATCCCCATCTGTTGGCTATGTAATGAATGGATAGACCTAGAACTGGACTACCGTGACCCTTGGGCATGGACTGCGGATCACGTTGTACCGATAGCAGAAGGTGGCAGCTACACCGGGGAAATCCGACCTGCGCACCGAGGCTGCAATTCTTCCCGAGGCAGGCGAATCCACAAGCCTCCCACCAACTTTGAGCTATACCCGACGAGCAAACAATGGTGACGAAACCCATTGCGCCGCAAGGCCTTTCAAACACGAAAAGGCCCGAAAAGCCTTGCCCGGCACCAAAATCCGCCAAAAACCGAAAAACGAGACAAAAGTACAAAAAAACTTCAAGATCAACACGAAAAGGCCTGCGGGGCAACCCCTTTCACGCTAACGGCCGCCGCCTTCGGCACAGGGCGATCCTCTCTCCCTCTCCTTCATCTCCCTTGCGCTGCAACGTGTTTCGGGTGACTGTCGAATCTTGTCTTGCTGCAATGTGTTTGAGGCTAGGATAACGGGCATCGACAATGAGGAAGGCGCGGCGTCATGACTTTGCGTAGTGTGCGGCGGACGAGGGTCCGTGATTTGGAGAAGGTTAAGGGGTGGCTCGAAACCGCTTTGTACTCAGGCGATTTGACTGCTCGGGATACGGTGGGTGTCGTTTCGCGTTATCAGTCGATTATGGAAGAGATTGAGGGAGTTGCCTTTTCGCAATCCGAGGAAGGCCAGTTGAAAGACAAACTGGCAGATACGGTTTCGGAAAATAAATCCCTTGCGCGGCAACTTCTTTCGGCTGAGAAGGATTACGACAACGAGCGGACGAAGAAGGAATTGGCTTTGTTCCAAATCGATTCTCTGCGAACAGAATTGGAGGCTGTTCGTTCGGAGTTGGAGTTGTTGCGGACTGTCGGCTCGGGGAACACTCCTCTTGACGAATTCAATAAGAAACGAGCCGAGAAAATGGGTGTCGTGTCGTGACCGCGCAACCCTTGCCGAATATCGTTGAGGGCAGCCAAAACCCTACATGGTCAACTATTGTCCCGTTCGATTGGACCGATGTTGACGATGCTGTTTTCCTCGCGAAAGGCTATGGGCTGCAAGCCGATCCGTGGCAGAAGGAAGTTCTGCAAATCATGTTGGCCTGCAACGGTTCTCGTGAGAAACCGAAATGGGCGAGTCGTCAAGTGTGCGTTAGTGTTCCGAGGCAGAACGGGAAGAATGGCGCGGTAGAGATTCGGGAATTGTTCGGGCTTGTCGAATTAGGTGAACGAATTCTTCATACAGCGCATACGGTTTCGACTGCGAGGAAAGCTTTTCTGCGAATGCTGCATTTCCTCGAGAATGATCGGTTCCCTGAGTTGAAAAGCCTTGTCGTGCATATCCGTCGGGCGAACGGGCAAGAGGCTATTAAAATGGCCAATGGTGGGTCGATCGAATTCTGTGCTCGCGCAACGAATTCGGGGCGCGGCTTTTCTGTGGACACGATCATTTTCGATGAGGCACAACACATTTCGGAAGAAGGGCATGAGGCTCTGTTGCCGACAATTTCGGCTTCCCCGAATGCGCAGACAATTTATATCGGGACTCCGCCCGGTCCAATGGTGAAGGGAGACATATTCTCTCGTTTGCGGCAGGCGGCGAAAGACCGTGTGAATCCACAACTTTCGTGGCTCGAGTGGGGCGTGCCCGAAAAGGGGAATCATAGTCTCGATGATCCGAAGGTGTGGGCGGTCGCGAATCCTGCTCTGGGATATAGGATTACGGTCGATGCCATTCTTGCGGAACGGGCAGCCTTCTCGGATGAGGGTTTCGAACGGGAGAGGCTCGGAGTTTGGCACGATTATGCAAGCAGGCTAACGGTTCTCGATATGGATAAGTGGAATGCGTTGGCGGACAAGCGTTCCGGGATTGAATCGGAAAACGATATTGTCATTGCGATGGATATGACTCCGCACCGGGATGCTGTTTCGGTTGCGTTGTGCGGCAAGGCTTTACGAAGTAAATTGCCGCATTGCGAGGTCGTGCCTGCGCCGACAATGAACCGCGGTACGAGTTGGGCATTGCCGTGGGTCGCTGAACGGGCAAAGAAGTGGCGGGCAACGGTTGTTATCGATTCCGCTTCTCCTGCAAGCGTTTACATAGAGCCGCTTCGGCAGCGTGGCGTGAAAGTGCTTGTGACTGGGATGAAAGAAATGGGGCAGGCCTGCGGATTGCTTTGGGACACAGTGGAATCCGGTAATTTGCGTCATTACGGTCAGCCCGGAATGGATAGTGCCCTAATGGGTGCTCGCAGAAGGGATTTGGGCGACGGGTCATGGGGATGGCATCGCCGTAAATCGGAGTTGGATATTAGTCCGCTCGTTTCGTTTACTCTCGCGCATTATGGGTGGACAATCCAAAGGGACACAAGAGAATTCGCCGGGAAACGAAAGACGTTGGTGGCCTTGACATGACAATCACCGTGCAGGACAGTGCAATTGAGTCTCCGCTTTGGTGGCTCGAAAGATTGGCCGACGAATTGGCATTGCGCCGCTCGAATTACGAGACTTACCGTGATTACGTTGACGGTGAGCAGGCGATGCCGAAAGGTGAACAGTCGCAACGCTTTCGGGAGTTGGCAGGGCTTGCGACTACGAACCTGACGGGTCTGACGGTCGAGGCTACCGCAGAACGTATGCATATCAACGGTATTCGCGAGCATGACCAAACGGAGATGCACGAAAAGGCTTGGGAGATATGGCGAAACAGCAATTTCGATGAATGGTCGCAGCATGCGATTACGTCGGCACTGATTTACGGTCGCTGCATGATCGGGGTAGACCCGAAGGGTTTCAAAAACGAATCCCCTTCTCTCACATACGAATCCCCCGAGCAGGTCGTTATTGCCTATGACCCGGTGAATGGGAATTCGCGTGCGGCACTTAAGGTTTGGACCGACGAATGGACGTACCAAACTTTCGGCACACTTTATCTGCCCGACTATATTATCAAGTTTATCGACAACGCAATCGACGGTGACCCTCGCGATTGGTCGGTTCGGGATACTATGCGAAACCCGTTGGGACGCATACCTTTTTTCGAAATGCAGAATCGTCCGCTCGGTAAAGTCAGGTCCGAAATTGCTCCGCTGATTGTTCCGCAGGATGCGTTGAATCGCACCATGTTTAACCTGCAAGCGATTTCGGATTACGGCGCCTTCCGTCAAAAGTGGGCGACGGGAATTGAAGTGCCGCGTGACCCGATTACTTCGAAACCGCTCGAGCCTTTTAATTCGAATATCACGAAAATGTTTTTGTCGGAAAGTAGCGATTCGAAATTCGGTGACTTCAATGCGACCGACTTGAAACCGCATATCGAATTGGCACGCGAAATCGCTTGGCACATAGCAAGAATCAGCCGCCTTCCCGTCAGCTACTTTCTCACCGACGTTTCGAACATTTCGACAGACACTCTCGCACTTCTCATTTCGGGTCTCGTATCTAAGTGTCAGAGAAGGGTTTTGGGATACGAACCGGGTTTTCAGGATGCGATTACTTTCGCACTCGAATTGTCGGGCGAAAAGCCAACGGGCACAATCGAAGTCATGTGGGCCGAAATGGAAACCCGTTCAATGGCACAAGGCGCGGATGCGGCCGTAAAGCTAACTGCTGGAACGAATCCCGTTATTTCGACTCGACTAGCCGCCGAGAAATTCGTTGGATTGTCACCCGAGGAAATCGCGAGGGATGAACAATACCGGGCAGAGCAGCAGGCTCAATTGGATATTGACGCCATTCTTGCGAGCGTCAATCCGCAAGCAGGACAACAGAATCCACAGCAAGAGCAGCCGAATAACGAAGAGCCGCAAGAGGTTCCGTAGTGAGCAGGTATACCGACGCATTGGTTGCGCGGCGACGGGCGGAATCGCTTCTCCTGCGCCAAGATTCGGCGAACAAAATCGCGAGTGTGTTCAACGTGTTCCACCCGGAACACCTTGACTCAACTTTCAGCAACCTTGCCGACATAACTTCGAAAGTTGTTCGGCGGCAACGTGTTACGTCATCGGGCCTTGCGTCGAACTGGACTCGCGATTACCGTGCAGCACATGGCCTTTCGGGTGAACCGCCCATCGATTGGTCGGTGACCGAATTCGATGAAGCACATTGGACGAAAAACCTTCACGCGCAAACGGTTGCGAGCGTGAAAAACAATGTGGCGAAAGGACTTTCGATTGACGGGGCAATGACCCGAGCCTTGACGAATGTGCAGGGAATGGCGATTAAATGGACACTCGACTCGGGCCGAGATTTAATTCTCGATTCTGTTGCGAGAGATAAGCATTCGCAAGGATGGCGACGGGTTATATCAGGTTCGAAAGGTTGCTCGTTCTGTACGATGCTCGCGAATAGACCGCAGAATTATTCGAAGGAGACCGCGCATTTCGCGAGTCACGATCATTGCTCTTGCAGTTGCGTTCCCGTCTACGGCGGCAAGGCAATTGAGGTCGATAAAAAATTCGAGCAGACAAAGCGTAAGATCACCGATAATCAGCGCGAACAAATTCGCGAGTATTTGAAAACTCACCCCACAGGTTGACAAATGGTTTACTATTCAGAAAGGGAAATCAGCCGCGATGACTGAGAATGAAGGCTCGAAAGGCGAAGGGTCCGCGAAGGATTCGGAAGAAGTTCTCGGAGAGAACGGGATAAAGGCTCTTGCTTCGGAGCGCGAGGCTCGCAAGTCGGCCGAAAAAGAAATCCGAGAATTGCGAAAGTCGTTGGCAGACAAGGATTCCCAATTCGAACAGACGTTGGCCGAAGCCGTGACCGCTGCGAAGCGAGAAGTTGCGACGACATTCGGATCACGTTTGGCGACAGCAGAATTCGCGAAGCTAGCGAGCAAGCGTAACAACACCTTTGACGTTGACCCCGTTCTGAAACTTCTCCCAATGTCCGATTACATGGACGAGGCTGGAGAGTTGGTGCAGGACAGGCTAATTGAAGCTGTGAATACGCTTGTGCCAGAAGCGAAGTCGGATCAGCAGCAGGGCATCGACCTCGATATGGGATTCAAAAATAACGGGACCAACGGAAAGCGTTCCAACGCAGAGGTTTTCGCGAAGTTTGCGGAAGAACGCCTTAATAGAGGTTAGGTGAAATAAATGGCCATCGATATGAGTCGAGAAACCGCAGGGGCCGGGGAACTTCTTCCTCCGCAATTGGCGGCCGAAATTTGGCAGACAACCCAACAGGCAAGTGCCGTAATGCAATTGGGGACGCAGGTACCACTGCCCGCGGCAGGCAAGACAATCCCGATTATCACAGGCGACCCGACCGCTGATTGGGTAGCTGAGACCGACGAAAAGCCTGTCAGCAGAAGCACTTTGGGAACGAAGTCGATGACGCCGTATAAGTTGGCGGTTATCGAACCTTTCTCCGAGGAATTCCGTCGCGACCTCCCTGCTGTATATCGCGAACTTGCAAGGCGCCTCCCGAATTCGCTTGCAGTCAAGATTGATTCGACCGTTTTCGGCGTCACCGCACCGGGCAGCAATTTCGATACTCTCGGAGGCGCGGAGGCAATTAATATCGGGCCGCAGGCAGGTGTCATTACGAATGGCACTTATGCAGGTTTGATCGAAGCGGATGCGAAGATCGCGAATGCCGATGGGACACTTAACGGTTGGGCGATTGCGCCGCGAGGACGCGGTTTGCTTCTCTCGCAAGTAGATACGACCGGGCGGCCGTTGATTTCTTACGACATTCAAAAGGACGGGACCGTGCGGCAATTGCTCGGTTCCCCGGTGTCGGAAATCAAACGGCTGCAAGACCTTTCGGTTGACATTGCAGGATATGCAGGTGATTGGTCTTCGGCGATGTGGGGAACGGTCGAGGGAATTAAAATCGACCTTTCGAATACGGCGTCGATTACGGACGGGACTACTTCGGTCGATGTGGGCGGCACGCCCGTTGAGATTCCGAATGTCCTAAACCTGTGGCAGCGCAATATGTTTGCGATTCGTGTCGAGGTCGAATTCGGTTTCATCACAAGGGATTTGGCGCATTTCAAGAAGTTGCTGACGACCGCTCGGACGGGAACCGTTGAGGACGAGCCGCTTTCAAACCCTCGGTGACCCCAACAGCAACTTTCGATAGCGTTACGCTGACTTGGGGAGATGTACCCAACGCTAGTGGTTACGACGTGACATTCAATGAAACGGATGTTAGGCCGGGAGTAACTGCGCCGCAGGCGGTTTCGGGTATTGCTCCCGAGACTGTGGTTCCGTGGGCGGTGAGAGCTGTTGCAGGAGAAGGATATTCGGATTCTGTGACCGAAGGCGAAACATCAACTCTCGCAGCACTTCCCGCCGCGCCGCCTATTCATACAATTTCCGATATCGAACAAACGGGTGCGCGAGTTAATTGGACACCGGCAGGTATTCGGGATATTGAAGTTGACGGAGTAATTGTCAAAACCGTTGCAACGGGCCAATTTATAACGGGCCTAATTCCGGGAACGGCATATTCAACGCGAACACGGTTGGATAATCCGGAATCGGAATGGACTGCGGCAGTACCCTTTTCGACTCTCGCACCTGCGGTTCCTATCGTAATGACATTGGCGGCCGATGCTGTATTCCCCGATAAGACGTCCGCGACAGGGGCACCGTATTCATGGTCGAAAGATGGTGCGGCAGCGTCGAATTCGCAATGGGTGCTACCTGCTGGCACCTATGATGTTCTGTGCAATTGGGTATTTGAATCGACAGGCACAGCAATACCCGCTTCCGATAATGTGTATCCGGTCGGTAGCAGTACGGGGTCTGCATTAACGCCAAAGCCTGCTTGGGTCGATGACCTTGACGGAACCTTCTCTGCCACAGCAGTTTCCGCAGGGCGAGTGACGTATTCGGTTCCGTGGGACGTTCGCTATTATCCTCCGAGTAGTCAACCGACTATGCACCCAATGACCCTAAAGGCAGGCAGCACAGTAACTTTGACGCCCGTCGCGGCGACCGCGACCGTTGAAGAAAAAAAGCCGCCGCGTCGTAGTCGAAAGAAATAACGAAAGGTGTTGCAGTGGAACCGTTTCTGATCCCGGACGATTTATACGGGTTCGTTGACTCGGACTCCGATCCTGCTGTGCTGCAACAAATGATAAATGACGCTACCGCTTTGGCGGTCGTTGTCGCCCCCTGCCTTGCCGACGAAGAATTTCTTTATCGTGATGCGGTGAAAGCTATTCTGCGAGGGATACTTTCGCGATGGGCAACGGGTGCAGGACCGTCAACAGCGATTTCGTCAACATCAGCAGGGCCTTTCATAACGAATTTCGATAACAAGTCAGAGCGCCGAGGAGCGTTGTGGCCCAGCGAAATTCAACAATTGCAGTCACTGTGCCGAGCATTCGGAATGTCCGTCGGCACAACAGATATGGTCCCGTTGGAAGATGAACTGCGGCAAGGCTTTTGGAATGCCCCGGATCATTGGCAACCGATAGGGCGGAAGGAACGGGCATGACTTCGGTTCCTATCCACGCGAGTATCCCTCTGCGACATACGATTTCGCATTTGAAATACGAATCCACACAAAAGGATTCGCACGGAAATGCGATGCCGACTTTCGCTGCGGGAGTTGATGTTCCGTGTCTCTGGTATATCCCGACGAGTGACGAGCGCCAAGGCGGCGAACGCGGCGGCGCACGTGTTCAAATCGATTGCATCGCATACGTTCCGAGCGAACTGAAAGTATCGCCGCGTGATCGATTCGAAGTGTCGGGTTATCTATTCGAAATGGTCGGTGTTGCAGGCGATTACAACCACGGACCTTGGCTCGACACGGGATTGCTCGTTCTCGACCTTCACCGAATCGAGGACATTGGATGAAGAAAACGAAAGTTGTTCATCACCAAAAGGCTTACTACGCTTTGCGTTCCGAGCCTGGAATTGTTCGATTCGTTGAAGGGGAAGGAAAGAAAACTCTCGAAGCCTGCGGCGGCGAAAGTGCAGGCTACGCAATGTCTTCCACGCAAGGCCGACGTAACCCGTTCGGTCGTTGGCGAGTCGGTGTTTATACTCGCGAATATAAAGCGATCCGAGACAATGCGAAAAACAATACGCTGCTAAGGGCATTGGGAACATGACCGAGGTAATTGTTTTCCCGGACACGGATGCTGTTGTCGTGCAATGGCTTTCGCAGCAAATGCCAGAGGTGCGAGTCTCAACCAAGCGAGTTGGTGGGGCGGAAGATCAGACCGAGCAAATTACCGTAACCACAACTGCCACAAGCGGTTTCGTGAATATGGTAACGGACGAGGTTGTCGTCATCCTTCGTTCTTACGCGAAAGACGAAGGCGCGGCGGCGAATCTATGTCAGTTAGCGAGGGCCTTCACAAAGGCTCTCGCACAACAGGATTCGGCTGAAATCGAGGTCTACGAAATTCGCGGTGACACAAGCGTTTACAGATTCAATGATCCCGACGCCAATATTCCGAGTTATCAGTGCTCGGTCCAATTGCTTATCGGGTACGAATTCATAACTGAGACAAGGAGTTTGGTGAAATGAGCGCACCTATTGGTCCGACCGTTGCTGTTATTGGCAATGCCAAGCCTGTCGCAACGGGCGGAATTCTCGTTGCGCCGCTCGGTACCGTGCCTCCGACCGATACCGAAACTGCCGTAACAGGTTTCGTCGGATTGGGATATGTTTCCGAGGACGGGCTAAAGCCCGAAGGCGAAAGGAACATTGAAACAGTTCGCGATTGGGCAGGCGATATTATCGCTCAATTGCAGACCGAGCATTCTTCTCGATTCACCTTTGCGCTATACGGTGTTTTCGATGTTGAAGTATTGAAGGTCGTATTTGGTGAGGGCAACGTAAGCGGTACTGCCCCAAGCATTTCCGTAGTCGAGGACGGCGAGGAATTGCCGCACCTCTCATGGGTTTTCGATATTCGATCCTCGAATGGCAAGAAGGTTCGGATCGTAATTCCCGACGGACAGGTCACGACCGTGACCGAGGCTCCGCTTGTCGCAGGAGCATTGCAGAGTTTCGAATTGACGGTTGAAGCATTCAAGGATCCGACGGGCAATAAGGTGTACCGCTACTACGAGGGCGAAACCGTAACTCCCCCAACGGCTCTCGCAAACCCTCAGTCACCCCAGCAGTAACGGGTTTGGTTGTCTCGCTGACCTGGGGTGATGTGCAAAATGCGACAACGTATGACGTTGATTTCAACGGCACCGATATTCGTCCGGGAGTTACTGCGCCGCAGGACTTTACGGGCACCGCGCCCGGCGAGGTGGTGAATTGGACCGTGACGGCTAATGCTGCCGGTTATACGTCCAGTTCCGCGACCGGACAATCCACAACGGCGTAAATCGTTGTGGGGCAGTAAGTTCGAAGGAGGCTCGTTACTATGGTTCCTAGCCTGCCCATAGTAACGGGCCTCCTGACCCGAAAAGTGTTGTTAGAGAAAGGTATTCACAAATGACTGCTCCCCGTCCGAAGGCTGTGAAAGCTGTTGAGCCGCAGGATCATTCGGAAAAGAAGGTGAAAGACCCGTTCCACTTCACGACAAAGGCAGGCGCGGAAATCGTTCTGCCTGCGTTCAATTCGGTGAAGCCCGGAGTTGTTCGTAAGGTCCGCCGCCTTCCTCCCGTCGATCAATTCTTTACTACTCTCGAAATGATTGTGGGAGAAGATGTTCTGGAATTGATCGATGATTTGGACTCCGAGGAATTCGAAGAATTGCAGACTGAATGGTTCAAGCATTCGGGTGTCGATATGGGGGAATAAATTCCCTCCTTGACATGCTCGATGACGAAACTACTTGCACTGCAATCGAATACGATTTGATCGCCCTCGGATTGCGGCTGCGGTGGTTGGGCACCGAGCAATTGACTTGGAGGGACTTGAAAGTGGTTGTCACGCATAGCGATTCGCGGAGCGCACAATTCCGCGCCGCTTATCCCGACCTCGAGGTGTGGGGCGTGCCCGAACAATTGCTTGCCCGTGCGGTCGAAGCGTTAGAGCGTTTATGGTGGGCGAAAACAAAAGATGCCAAACACGGTCGCAATAAGCCCGAACCGATTTATCGGCCGGGAGTTGCACGCGCACAAGAGGATTCGAATATCGGTTCGCCCGAAACCGCTTTGACGATAGAAGAAATGGATGCTTGGCTAGGGTGGTCACCTGTTCCAAACGGAACACCTGCCGAAAAGGGTTGATAGACAATGGCTTTGGAACTGGCTACCGCATACGTTTCGATTGTCCCCGAAACGAGTAAGGTCAAGCCTGGAATTGACAAAGCCTTGCAGGGTGTCGGAAGTTCGGCCGACACGGCAGGTCAGAGCATGGGTTCGAAACTTGCTGCAGGACTTGGCAGTACGCTCAAGGTAGGTGCCCTCGGTGCAGGCGCGGTAGCGGGAGGCCTTCTCGCCAAAGCCTTTTCGAGTGGTATGGGACGCTTGACGGCAATCGACAATGCCAAAGCGAAAATGGAAGGCTTGAAGTATTCGACCGAAGAAGTCGATGCTGCAATGACTTCGGCGCTTAATTCTGTTAAGGGGACGGCCTTTTCGATGGCCGATGCCGCAGGTCTTGCAGGCGTCATCATGGCGTCGGGTGTAAAACCCGGACAAGACCTTGAACGGGTTTTGAAACTCGTCGCAGACTCCGCAACGATTTCGGGAAAATCGTTGGGAGACATGGGTTTAATTTGGGGTGAAATCGCTGCTAAAGGAAAAGTGCAAGGCGGCGATGTTCGACAATTGTTGGCGAACCAAATTCCTATTCTCGATATTCTTGCCGAAAAGTACGGCGTCACAGCCGAAGCCGTTTCCGATATGGTGTTGGACGGGAAAGTCTCATTTGACGATTTCGCTTCGGCAATGGAAAACCGATTGGGCGGCGCTGCACTGAAATCGGGCGATACCTTTAGCGGCGCAATGGAAAACATGAAAGCCGCCTTTACCCGTTTCGGTGCGAAACTCGCGGAGCCTGTATTCGGTTTCCTCGAAAACACTTTCCGCAATGTCACTCCGATGATCGACACAATGACGGAAAGCCTTGGGCCACTTACGGATAAGTTCGGTGCCCTGTTCTCGCTGTTCACGTCGGGTAATTTCACCGCCGACATTGGGAAAGCCCTTGGCGTAGACGAAGATTCGGACCTCGTTAATAAAGTATTGACCATGCGCGACACGGTGATTGGGGCATTCACCGGGATAAAGGATTCAGTCACCGAAATATTCGGGAACGTCAAGGATGGCGCAATCGCCTTCTGGGACAACGTAACTGGGAAAACGGGTGGGTCCAATGATCTTTCGGGCGTGGCAGGCCTATTCCAAGATTTCGGTACAATACTCCGAGGCGTCGGGGATATATTCATTTGGCTATGGCCTTTTATCCAAAACGTATGGCAAATTCTCAGTGACCTTACAGGACTTATCTTTTCGAGTGTTAGCCCGGTACTCAACGGTTTGGCGTCAGCCATCTCGGGAGTTTATGACTTCATCGTCAAATTCCACGAAGCACTAGGAATTGCAGCGGGAATTATCACCCTCGTATTTCTCCCGGCAATCATTGCACATACGACCGCGGTAATTACGAATACCACTGCGACCATTATCAATACGGTCACGTCAAAAGCCGCAGGCGCATGGCAATTAATAATGACGGGTTACACATGGCTCGCAGTCACCGCTATTGACGCGCAAACAGCCGCATTGAAATGGTCAACAATAGGCACTCGAGTTTGGTCGGGAATTGTCAAGACTGCCACGGCAATTCAAATCGCATTCAATAACGCTTGGCTTTTCTCTCCAATTGGCTTGATAGTCTTGGGAATTGCGGCGGCAATCGCTGCACTCGTCGCGGTGTTCGTAATCCTTTGGAAGAAATGCGATTGGTTCCGCAATTTCTGGAAGGGCCTTTGGAACGGAATTAAATCCGTATTCGGCAAAGTCTGGGATTGGCTTAAAGTCGGATTCGATTGGATGATGGATATATTCGCCAAAGTGGGACAATGGTTTTCGGATGTTTGGAACAATACCCTCAAACCTATTTGGGACACCATTGTCAAGGTCATTACAATCGCGATCAAGGTATATATAGGCGCGGCTTTCCTTCTGCTCAAGGGTTATTGGTTCGTCATTTCGAATATGTTTATGCTCGCGTGGAATACTCTTATCAAGCCTGCTTGGGATTTAATTTCCGCAGGAATCAAACTGGTAATCGATGCGGTCCTAATCGTTTGGGACGCAATGAAAGTCGCGTGGGAAGCGGTCGCGAATTTCTTTGGCATGGTATGGGAATCGATAATTAAACCTGCATGGGATGCGCTCGGTCAGGGAATTCAATGGGTAGTCGATAATCTAATTGTACCTGCATTCGAGGGGATAAAAGCAGGGCTATCCGCGGTCGGGGATTTCTTCAATTGGATATGGGAAAACGTAATCCAACCTGCTTGGAACGCACTAGGTGTCGGCATTCAATGGGTAATCGATAATATCGTAATGCCCGCATGGAATGCGATGACGGGTGCGCTCGGTGCCCTCGGTGATTTCTTTAACATGGTGTGGCACACGGTAATTGAGCCTGTTTGGAAAGCCCTCGGCGACGGAATTAATTGGGTATGGGAAAACGTAATCAAGGTCGCATTCGAAGCAATTAAATCCGGGCTAGATACCCTCGGCGAATGGTTCGACAAGACAGTCGGTTTCATAGGTAAAGTCTGGGACAAGATCAAGGAAACCATTGCAGCACCGATCAATTGGGTGATCGAACACGTCTACAACGGCGGCATCAAAAAAGCTTGGGACCAAATCGCGAAATTCATTGGGGCAGACGACCTTCCAGCCGCCGAACCGATCAAACTGGCCTACGGCGGATACGTGCGCGGCGCAGGCGGTCCTCGAGATGATCGAATTCCTGCGATGCTTTCCAACGGTGAATACGTTCTACCTGCGAATACCGTTGCAGCCATTGGTGTTCCGACACTCGACAGGCTAAGGAAGGGAAACCTTTCGAAAAAGCCGAAGGAACAATATAAGCAATCCGATAATCGAGCGCATTATGCCGAGGGCGGTTTAGTCGAGGCGATGACCGCGGTTGTCCAAAAAGAATTCCCTGCTATGCAAATGACCTCGGGACTTCGCTTCACGGACAACGGTTTTCACTCAAAAGGTCAGGCCGCGGATTTCTCGGACGGATATGATTCGACTCCAACAATGCGAACACTCGCAGGTTGGATTGCCGACAATTACGCGCCTATAACTCTCGAATTGATTCATCAACCTTTCGATAGGAATATCGGATCAACGGGTGACGTCGGTGACGGATTAGGTTATTACGGCGCAGGCACAATGGCAGAGCATAGAAACCATGTACATTGGGCTGTCGGCAATTATCCGGGCGAAGCAGGTATTAGTCCTGTATTCTCAGGCAGCGCAAGCACTTCGGGAGGCGGCGGTTCTCGATTCTCACCTGCCGCAATTGCTAAAGGTATTTGGAATAAGGCAATGGATTTATTGCCCGACCCTCCCGAATTCGGTGGCAAACTCGCTGAATGGCCCGGCAAATTCTTGACGAAAATGAAAGACACTGTTTGGAATTGGATCAAGGATAAATTGCCCGGTGGTAGTTCGGGCGGAGGCGATGCAGGTAATACGCCTTTCGATATTTCCGCAGGTGCCGAACAATGGCGGTCGAATGTTATTGCGGCACTTGAACGGGAGGGTTTCCCTGCGACCGAAAGAAATGTGAATCTTACTCTCTCGCAGATAAGTTCGGAGTCGGGCGGTAATCCGAATATCGTTCAGGGTGTTCAGGACGTTAATTCGGGAGGCAATGAAGGCGTTGGCCTTTTGCAAATCATTCCCCGAACATTCGCTTCGAATAGGAATCCGGACCTGCCGAATGACAGGACAAATCCGGACGCGAATATCAGTGCGGCACTTAGGTATTACCGAAATACCTATGGCGATGACCTTTCGCAAATGTGGGGGCAAGGTCACGGATACGACGAGGGCGGCATATTCCCGAATAACACTGTGGGAGTTAATACTTCGGGCAAGCCCGAAGCTGTCCTGACAAATGACCAATGGAAATTGCTTGACGAATTCGGGCAGAAGCTTTCCGAATGGGGGCCTGTCCTCGCAGAAGAAATGCGGGGAATAGGTGAGAAAGCCGCAATCGAAACCTTCGGTCTCTCAGGCACTTTGGCCGATCCGCAGCATCGGTATTGGAAAGCAGCACAAGACATTCAGAAGTCGGCCGAAGAATATCGGACGAAACAAGAAGAGGCAGACAAGAAGGCTGCCGAAAAGAACGAAACCACCGTTGCTGCAACAGAACCCGCGACCGTAATCAACAACAATGATTACTCCGTGAATATTAACGATCCGCAATTCTCCGATGGAACGGCGGCGGTCGATGAAGCTACCGACATTCAAAATCGTCAGATTATGCGGAACGCAGGTAGGCCACAATGAGTGACGAAATGACCATTGAAATATATGGTACCGACGGATCTTATTGGCCCGTCTACGGTCGCAATTCTTCGAATTGTCAAGTGCGACTAGGTGATTCACAAGTTCAAGGATTATTCGAGGCGCCTGTCACAACCGAATGGTCGCAGTCGAATTTGCAAATCGGTGGCACAATGCGCGGAAGGTCTTGGGAGGTAAGGAATATCAGCCTCGGTTTTCACATTGTCGAATCCCAAACACGTTGGGCACAAGTGTATTCCGAGTTTCGTCAAGCCTTCGATTACCGCGAGGACGACTGGGACCATGACGCGCAACTAGCGAGAATCGTTGTGACAACACAACATTCGGGCACGCGGTGGTTGCGTGTCCAATTGCACGAGCAACCCGACTTCAACCCTGCCCGTGACCCGATCCGACGCAAACACGGAAACCCTATTATCGCTCTCCGTGCAGGACAACCCTTTTGGGAACAAAAGAACATTATCAACTCCCTCGAATTCACCGCGGTCGGTACGCAATATATCGAGGTCGAAAACAAAACGAATCTTCCAATGATGCACAAATACGTTGGGACGCTTGGCACTTGGACGATGCCCGACCCTTCATGGGAAGGTAAGCCGGGCAAGCGAATTCCGGGCACCGATAAACGAACGGGCCGAAACGATGCAGGCAGAATGATCGCCTTGCCCGAAATCACAAGCAACGAAGGAGGTTTCGTTGTCGACCTCGACCCGATGGAATTGAATGTCCGTGACGCGCACGGCACGAACCTCGTCGGCCGATTGCCCGTTCCCGGAAGGTATTTCACCTACCTCATTCCTCCGCACACACCGAAAACCCTTGTCGCAGTTACCAATTCGAAGTTGCCCGGAAACGGCGGAATGGTGCAAGTAGTTATGCCGCAGCGGTGGCGCGAACCTGTTGGAGGCGAAAGACTTTGATAGACACACAACTACCGCTGCTCGAGCAGTGCGAAGCGATTTGGGAAGAAACAATTGCGCGCACCGAAAAGCAATGGCGCGCAAGGAGTGTCGAACCCGTCATCCGATTGTGGGATGGCGACTGGAAATTGCAGCACATAACGAGAGGCGCGGAAGAAAGTTATTCGGTCGATTGGATCGACAACGATAGCGGTCCGGGCGAAATACGTTTCCCGTTCGATCACCCTGCCGCGCAATGGCTTTGGGACGTTCAATCCCGACTCGATGCAGGTCAGCACAGAAATGTGCATATGTCGATCGATCATGCTGGAATGCGTTGGGGCGGAAGGCTTGAGGAGGTCGACCTCGAACGGGACAACCTCGGAAAGCAAATAATCGTTGCGCGGTTCTTGAACGATTACGAAGAATTGAAATGGTACCAAATATGGTGCAACCCTTACCTTCTCGCAGGCTTTCAAATGCCGCGAGTTTTTTTGCTAGCAGGCCCGATCGGATGGGTACTTTCGACAACCCTTTTAATGCAATTGCAGCGAGAGAATCTTTCGCTTTGGAGTTTGCCTGACGAACCGTTCAACCCGGAATCGTATGGCGCACTTGACATGTCGAATTGGAATGTCGTTATCGCGCCGCACACATTCACGGAATGCCTTACGCAG